AAATTTCCAGGCTTTAAGAACCAGTCAAACGTAACCATCCAGCCATTTTTATTTTGCCCTTGTAGGAATGTGCTGCGTCGAATATTTTCAATCGCTTCCAGAATATCTTCAACACAGTTCTGACGGATTCTAGCTTTCACTGCCTGTTCTCGTTTTGGTGTCATTCTTTTTACAGGAGTAATACCGAATTCTTCCAGAGTATTCCATTCATCAATGGTTCGTTGGACGTCAGTCTGACAAATAGTATCTTTAGATACTATTAAATCATTTATATCTTTTTCTTTATCTTTATCTAATTCTGTATATAAATCTAATTCTAAATCTTTATCTAAATCTTTATCTAAACCTATATCTTTATCTGAGTGCGTCTTTTGTTCGTCTATTTTGCGTCTTTTCTGCGTCTGCCTGTTTGAACGCTCTATTAGTTTGGTATCATCAATAGAATTTCCATTTGTCAGTGAGTAACTTCCGTTATCTTTCAATAGCAGTTTCTTTTTTTCATCAGTGTATGAAGTTTCTATATATCTGTCTCTGGACAGGGTGTTGTGCATTCTCCAATGTTTAATAACGATCACGCCATCATCAAACAAGATAACAAATCTCTTGGCAATTAGAAGCTTCAAATCATCATCATTCGCTCCTATTATTTTTTCAATCCTCTTTGGGTTTCCAATAAATCCATCATCGTCCGCTCTCATGTTTAGATGAAAATAAAGACATTGTGTTGATAACGGCATATCAAGAAAAGCATCTGTATCAACAATTTTCATTGTGAACATTCTTTTATTTGCCAATTTTAAAATTCCTTTCTCCAATTCCTGTTTTTTTCAAAAGTGTTTATTTTAATTTAACTTCAATTCCATTGATTTTCAGTTCTCCATTTACCGGAATTACAAGAGATGGAACGCCGTTTATTTCTTTTAGTTCAATCAGAGCAATTTTATCTGGCTGGATGCAGATTGTTGCATCTGGTGTTACAATTTTTGCAGTTTTTGAATTATGGATATTGTCAAGGGCAACAGGCTCATTACTGAAATACATTTCCCAGTTTTCCTTGAAATCTGATAACTTCTCGCCTGGAACTCCGCAATATTCAAAAATCTGTTCCATTTCATCACATGATACAGTTATCATCTCCGGGCTGTCTTTCTTCTGTTCTCTTACTTCCTGCAAAGATTCAATTAGGCTTTCAGTGAAATTGAATGTTGTGTTTCCTTCGAAATTGTCCATGATAAAATCTGAAAAGACATTGATCTCATTTCCCGGTATACGTGGAATTGGTGTGCCAAGAACGTTTTCGATGAAGTCTGGATGAATATTCTTTATGTTTTTGTTGAAATACAAAGTTCCATGAATATCAGTACTTCTGTCATTGAATACAGGGAATAAGAATCCTGTTTCTGGTCTTGAGACTACCCAATCACGAATTCTGCCTTTGATGTTATTTTCAGCCACATCATAGCTAAGCCCAGCCTTTGAAAGATTTACTGGACAAATGCTGCACAGAATGTGTTCATAAATTTCTTCTGATGCATCGTGCATTTCGGTTCCATCAGAACTCTTTCCAGGAATGTCATATACTGCATGAATGAGAACTATGTAGTAATTTTCGTGATAATCGTAATTTTCAATCACTTTGTCGTAGAACTCGTCCAAAAGTTTATCGTCTTTAAGCTTACTTGCTCTGATCCGCATAAGAAATTCCTGTGTTCCGCCCTCTTTTTCCTGTGCTAATGGAAAATCAAGGTTCATAAGGTTTTTTCCAAGTCTGCCAGACATGGTTTTCTTGAAAATGTCAAAATACTTAAACATTTCTTCCTCTGGAAGAGACAGGAATGCTTCTTTAATTTTGGTTTTCTTATTTTTTTCTGCATCCACATAACAACCACAAATGCGTGTGATTGCGCAATTGGCTGGTGTAAACTGCTTCTTTATCTCTGCGATTTCTTTCTTATTCATTCTTTTCCATCCTTTCTGCTTCTCTCGCCTGTTTCTTCTCAATCCACTTATTAATTTTCTCATCGGAAATCATGTACATTTGCTTTAACATTTCGATACAGATAAGCACATCTGCAATTTCTTCTATCATGTTATCACGGTTGATTTTTCCACGCTTTGCCTTACTGATTGACTGGATAAGTTCGGCGCATTCTTCCATGCAAACCGTGCTTTGATTGTTTCTGCCGTAGTGCTGAATGCTTTCGGCAATAATTTTTACATTAATGTTATATTCCATCTTATTTACTCCAATCCAATCTCTGCCCACATTTATTGCAATAATCAACTATACTGAACAGTGAGTTGTGGCATATAGGGCAATCTCCGTAAGCACCAACTTTTATTTTTTTACTTATCCCGAAGTCCATGTACATTTCACTTAAGTTGTCTACTTTCTTCGGAATCTGCTTTTCAAGTGCTTTAATAGCTTCTTGTCTAGTTTCTAAATCAACCATAACTAATCCGTCTGGAAGTTCTGGGAATCTTAATTTTTTAATTGTTTCTTTATAATTCTCCTTTACCAATTCAAAATATTCTTCTTTCCATTTCAGAACATTATGAAAATCAAATGAACTATATCCTACTTGGTAATAATTCTCGCCAACTTTCTTATATTTTAATGAATAGTACGGTTTATCATCTACGATTCTGAAAGTCTGTTCTAATTCTGTTACAATTTCCTTTTCGACTTCAACAGGAATACTTGCTTTTTCCATTTGCTAATCCTCCAAATTAAATTCCTTCTTAACGGAATCGTAATCAATGAATACGTGTTTTCTTTTTCCGCATTTCTCGCATCCAAAATAGCTTTCTCAGTATCTAACTGATACCAAACCAATTTGTATTTATGTGGCTTACAGAGGCACTTGATTTTGCAGCCATTCTTTCGCCATCTGTTAAATTTGTCGATTATTGCGCAGAATAATCCATAAATAATAACAGCAACTACACACATTCCCACCGCCATAAAAATTTCTTTTATTGCTTCAATCATTCTTCATCTCCTCCAACTGTTTTACTGTTTTTCTACAATCTCTATTCGCAGACCGGAACATCATCAAAAGTATTTCAGACACAGGCCTTGTCCGATTTATTCGCTTTGCTTTTTTTATGCATGCAAGCTCATTTCCATCTGGCACATATATTCCTACGTAATGCGGAATTTCAAGGGATATCGCAGCATATACATCTGTCGGCATAACCAGATAGTTATAATCGCCAACAAAATTCAGACCATGACCAGAATGAAAATCTTCAGCAGATGACTTGATTTCATAGCAATAACAATCGCCTTTTTCTATCCCGGACACGCTATTATTCACCGGCGCGAACCGCATATAATCCACCCTTACTGCATGATCTGTCGAATAATCGAATGTCACTTCTTTCGCCCAATAAATACGTGGATCATTTTGAGGATTTATTTTCTTTTCAAGCATGGCTGATAGTTTCGCTGTAATCTCAGGTCTTGTCATTTTTCATTTCCTCCAACTTCTTCTCAGCTTCTTCACGGGTGAGAAATACTGTTTTACCTACTTCTCCTACGAATCTTACTATCTTAAACCCGTCTACGTATTTAAATTCAATATCAGTAATCCCAAAAGCTGGCACTCCAAAAGAATGTACTTTTAATTTCTTGATTTCTCCATTAACAATGCAATACAAGCTATCTTCGACCTTACATGGCAATCTCACAAGCAAGCCCTGTTCTTCTAAGTCTTCAAGCTCTGCCAATCTATTAATCATATCTTTTATTGTATCGCAATCTCCTGCCCCTTTTGAGCAATTATCACAATATGTACTGCACATAATGTTTCGGCGTTCGTTATACGTGATCCCTAAAAAACCTCTTTTTGTTAATCTCTCCATCTACTTCACCTCTTCCATCTGACTTTCTACAGTATCTGCAAGTAACTTCAAGGACTCAATAAATGAGTCCGTCAATGCTGTTCTGTCTGGGTATTTAGTGAATGTTCTGACAAGGTTTATAGCATCCTTGAGCTCCTTCTCATCTTTAGTTACGTCTGACGCTTCTACTAATTCATATCCCGATTCAAGGCTGGCATTTCTTGCTAGTTCTTTATTGCTATAGAACTTTAATATATCCGGGATGCGCTGTTCTTCAAAGGGATATGGATACGCTTCTTTTACGCCGTACCATCTATATCCCTGTTTCTTTGCTACTTTTAGAATATTTTCATACTCTTCATGTGTTCTGACTAATACGCATTTATTTGCCAGATCAATCATCTACTCTACCACCTTTCACAATTTCAATCGCTTCGTCCAATGCATTTCCTACGTTTTCATAAGCAATATCTAACTTTTTATCTCCTGTGTTTGCTATTGAAAACCAATACATCGCCTTTAAATCTTTTAACTGCTTCACAACCTTTTCCACATCAAAAGCTGTCGGCTGATTGTCCACAATATGTATATATCTGTCTATAATCTTCTGTATTGGTTCTCCTAAGATATTTTGAAGCAGTATGTCTTTTTTTAGTTTATCTGCGTCAATTAACCGCATTTCTTAGTCCTCCTTATATGGTTCTGGAAGTGGTCGCCATGCCGTAACATCAATCCAATCATAATTGCTATCAAGATAATATCCGTCACAATCAATAAAGCTTGTATCTTGCCATGTTGTTTCTCCGTTAGTAACAAATATTTCTTGTCCGTCATCTGGCATTTTGCAGTCAAGCATATACTGTATATTTTTTAAGATGGATTCTTCTTCACGTTCTTTTTCTGATATCTGATGATATTTTACCGGAATCCAACCATTTTCTTTCTCGTCCTGTTCTAGATCGTCTTGAAGCTGTTCTATCATTTCAAAAACATCGCTTGCTAAAACCATCTGGTGGTCATCCACAAGTTTCTTCATGAAATCATGATAATCCGATAATCTGTCTTTGATATGGCTCATATTATTCCATCCTTTCTCAATTCCAGCTTCTTACCATGTGAAACAACAGTTCTGTCATGGATCTTTTTCTTGATCCATTGTGTCCACACTTCAAAATAACTGATAATCTCCATTTTTCCACATCTTCACCTAGTGGTGTTGGGCTTTCAAATTCTTCTGCAACATCTCTCTGATACGGAACTGCAACCATTACTCCCATGTTACCTATTTCCGCGTAACATTCCGGAAAATTCTCACGTATATGTTGGGCAAATTTTCCATTTTTTAAATCAGGTAAAATCTCTTTGTAGCACTCCATTGTTGTCACAAGGTAGTTTTTTTCGCCAATAAAATTTAATCCATTTCCGCTGTAAATATCCTCTTTGCAACTTTTTATTTCATAACAGGTAAATATTCCTTTTTCGATTGCTGAAATAGAGCACTGATTTTCCGGAATAAATTGCATGTAATCTACTCTTCTTGGCTTTCCTGCTGCGTAGCCATAATCAAGGCTTACTTCTCTAGCCCAGTATTTACCTGGACCAGAAAAACGGCTTTTTTCCAACAATCTGCTAAGAAATTTTGTTGTTTCAGATCTTTTCATATTTCCACCTCACTATCCTCTGGCATATAAAACACGGATTCTTTCCCGCTCCAAGCATCATCGTTTTTTACCGACATAAATTTACAATATGCTTCCTGAATCATATCCAGTACTTTCATGGCTTTTGCTTTGGTGGAATAATGACCCAATGAAATATACTCATCTTCTCCCGGATTCATCTGGCTCCAGCAAATGATTTCTTTGCCGCTGATATTATTGATGTTTATAACAATATTCTTAAACTTTACCAGAGACATCTTATTCTGACTTCTGATTAACATTCTGTGTCCTCCTAATATCTGTCAAATTCAATATTGTTGTCTGAACAGAATCTGTATGAATCTTCTCTGATTTTCTTAACTTCACGCATGACAACTTCTTTCGCTTTGTTGACGGCTTCCTCAAAATCCTCTGTCCCAAGATCATAGTTATCAATGTTCAGTGCCTTGCTATTGAGAAACAGTGAATCTCCGCAACCAACATATTTGTGAATACTGATTCCTAAAGAATTATATTTTAATGTAAAAATACTCCCAGTTTTGGGTTCTTCTTTGTACTTAGCGTTACTTTTGAATTTCATTTTGTGCCCTCCTTATCTTTTTCGCATTATTCAAAATATTTCTTCCATGTTTCTGGCAGTTTGGTACAATCTGGCTCATAAGGTTTTGGATATACTGTATATCCACACTTCGGACATTTAATTTGTGGTGGAAAGTCTCTACTCCATTCCATGTTTCCGCCACATTTCCTACAACGAATGTATCTCTCTACTTTCTTTGGTTTCGTTTTGAAGAATGAAGTGTAATTATTTTTTTCATTTCTACCCTCACTTTCCCCATGTAAGCAACTGACACGCTATCAATTTAGATTTACGTTCATTTTTCTTGCTATAGTTTCTATAACTGTCACTGTTACGCCGTTTCCTGCCTGCTTGTATAACTGGCTATCAGAATTTACGAACTGTGCTTTTTCAAAATAATCATCAGACCACCCTTGCAGTCTAAAGCATTCACACGGTGTCAGCTTCCGGATTGCTATGTAACACTGATATTTTTCATACCAGACCGCATATACCGTTAATTCTTCCGATACTTGCACGAATATGCCTTGATTGCAGCTTGTATCTAGCGTATTGGAAACTTCTTTTCCATATTCTGTGCGAACGTTACGCAATACTTCGAGCGGATCAATTGCGACCCCGTGTCTATCTTGCGATGTTAATGTGAACATTGGCTCACCATCATCTTTGAATCTTCTTCCATTTTGACGTTTATCTACCCGATCTGGCGTGAGAACTGGAATTGCAATCTTCGGATTATTGTTGTGTCCTGCCGAATGGCATTTTGCTATTCCATCAATCCCAAGCACTTTTCCGTCTTGTGACGAATTAACTTCTCCTATGACTTTTATTGCAACTCCGCTTACTTCAGCTTTATGATTTGCGATTCCTTTGTTGTATCTGGCTTGCAAGCACCTTGCCTTATTGGTTAACTCTGTTTTTTTATAGCTTAAATCAATAAAACATGGCAACGCTACATGATGTCCTCTTCCACCACCTTGTCCAGTATCAAGAGCCTCGGTAATTTCATCAGACCAAAACGCTTGCGTATTTCTTCTATATCCATTTTTATGTGCGATTATTTGAATACTATTTTTTTCGTCTGTTCCTTCGATAGGAAATACTTTTGAGGTACTTCTCCCTCTAAGATGTCCGATAATGAAACACCGTTCCCGGTTTTGTGGCACTTCGTAATCTTTGGAGTTGAGCACTTGCCATTCAGCATCATACCCACCCCGCTCCATTTCAATGAGCAGTCTGGCGAAATCCCATCCTCCATTAACACTAAGCAAATTCTTAACGTTCTCAATGAAAAGGAAAGTGGGTTTATCTTCTTCTTTGAGCTGTCCGACAAGATACATAACTCTGAAAAACAGGCTTGAACGGTTTCCTTGAAATCCGGCTTGCTTTCCTGCGACCGAGATGTCTTGGCAATTGTGGACAATTGCTCCGTTTGCAACATATGAGTTGTCTTCTTCAACACTGATGTTATACACTGTTCCAAAATCATCAGATTCTGTTGGCTGATACAATTCTCTGCAAACATATCTTGCACGATAATGTCCCTTAACTGATTTACTAGAGATTCGGAATGTATATGTATCTCTTTGCCGGCATTCCCTTCCTTGGATAACACATTTTTCATCTCTTCTAGTGTAGTAAACAGCTGGAACAGATTTTCCAAGTCGCTGTGCAATAATGCACATGCCAAGAATGAGTGCTGCACTGGTTGATGTTGCTTCTTCTCGATCGTTTCTTCCATCCCCGGACATATATCCATCGAAGAAGTATTTTGCTTTCTCTCGTGGCAAACACAATGCTTCTCTTGGAATTCGTTTTCCATGTGCGTATTTTCCGAACTTTTCAAGGTATTCGTATAATTGGTTATTGCACACATAATACTTTCCGCAAGTTCGTTCTTTTGTGTAAGTTCCATGTAGTTTCGCTTCTCGCAATCGCTGTTCGAATTCTGCCCTCTTATCATCGCTGATTGCGAACACGATTCTTCCTCCACTTGGTCTGTCTTTTCGTTCAACTCTCCACCCATCAGCAAGATAACGTCCAATAATCCACCACATTTCCTTGCTATATCCATCGGATTCTGCATCAGGCAAAACCATTGTGGAATACCAACTGTCATCAAGTTGTTCCACTTTTTTGAATTCCATTGGCTGATCTGGCTTAGTGACATAATACGGATGCTCTGCCGTGGTTCTTGTTGGCAATATTCCGAATCCATTGACATCCCAGAGTCTTGCTCCGTCCCTGTGCATTGTTGCTGTAACTTTTCTCCATCTTCCTTTGTGCGTAAGGACTTTATCTCCGACAGATACATCTTCAATTGGGATATATCCTTTTTCTGTAAGAATATAAGTTCCTTTGGCAAAACAGGGGAATCCGAAGCACCAACAATCTGCTCTTGGAATGTCTCCGGCATACACTCTTCTAATGTCATTTGCGTACCATTCTCCATTTCTGTATTCCTCCTTTAATATTTCTTTCTGTCTTTTCTTGATAGGAATATCTTTCAATGCCTTTCGCTGCTCATCTGTCAGTAAGTGCATTGAGATGTAACTCGCAGTAGCAAATTTATCAAATTCGCAAAAACCAACGCATTCATGCCCCGCTAATTCCATTCCCCTGCGAAATCCTCCGATTCCTGCGAAAAAATCTATAAATTTCATTTTAAACTCCCATCTTCTTAACCAGATTCTTATTCAATCCCTCTTATCATCATGCTTAATTTACTGTAACAAGGGCAAATTCTTGTGTGATCGAAAATATCTTCCAGTAAAACGCAAAATGAAAACATCTGTTTTACTTCATAGATATGTTCTATTCCGTCCTCACCACGTTCTGCGTATTTGATTCTTTTTCCAACACATAGGTCAAATGCATTGGATACGTAGGCTTTTAAACCATAAGATTTTACTTTGCTCATTTTTATCTAAAACCGCCTTTCATCAAAATGTGAACATTTCCTCGTTATCATCACCAGAATCGAAATCTGACGTTTCTTCACAATCAGTTGATTTATTTCTGGACATATTCTTTCCACGTTCGATCAGTTCTGTTCTCTGCTCTTCGGTCAATTCTCTTGGTGCTCGTAATTTCACGTACTTAACTGGGACATGGGCAAATATGGAACCATCTTTGTTTGTGACCAGAATCTTCACATCTTCTGGATGCTGTTCTGCTAGCTTCAGGACTCTTCCTTTCATCTTACTGCCGTTATGCGCTGATACTTCTGCGTACTCACCACCGCGAATCCACGCGATGCTACATTCATTACAATTTTCTGCCATAATTATTCCTCTCTTTCTCCAAAACCAAATTCTTTATTTATGTCAATAGAATCAAATTCAAGTTTAATTCCCATTGTTTCTTTTGCTTCCTGGTATGCTTTTTCAATTCCAACTTCTTCAATGTGTTCTTTGGCAGAGTTTAGGTTTTCTAAGAATCTCTGATTGGATTTTGTAAATCCCCATGTTTTCTTAATTGCAAACAAACTGATAAGAACATTTGCAACTGCGATATAATCCTCTGCTTTCCATAGCTTTTCCTGCGATTCTTTAATCAGTTCCTCACGCATTTCATCTTCACGTTGCTTCAAGTACAGTTTTAGTGTTTCAACTCTTGCGCCTGTCGTTTTGGAAATCTGTTCCAAACTGTAATTACTAAAATTGTATGGAATTGGATTCCGTGACTTTTCAGCCGCTTTCTGCTGTCTTCTTCTCTCTGCCCTGTTCATACTCCCATCATCCCTTTCAACTGGTTTGTGATTAGAACAAATTCTTTCAGAAGTTTCCTGTCTAATGGTGTGGTTCCGGTCACGGTATTATCGCCATCATAGACAACTGCGTATTTTTCGTTAATCAGTCTTGCGGATGAAACCGCATTCAAAACTTCTTGTCTGGAGCATTTCAGCATTTGTTAAATATCATCAGCGGTCATATCGCCAATCCATTGTTCATTCTCGAAAACACTGTATATTCTCATACTTCTGCCACCTTTTGATATTCATATCCAACAAGGTGAAACGCTCGCGGAGTATTCGGATGCGCAGTAGCAATCAAGCCATCAAGCTCGAGCTGACTCATATGTCGTTGCACAGTTGCTTTTGATATGTCAAGGCTTTCGGCAATTTCTTTAAATGACGGCGCGTATCCATATTTTGTAAAATATCTGATAAGAAACAGATAAATTTCTTTTCTGTTCTCTTGTCCTTCGAGATACTTTCTTTCGGTGTTATATTTACTTACCATAGTTACCTCTTTTCTTTTTACCTCTGGAACCGGATAGCGTGATATGCCGGGAAACAAGTTTCACTGTTCCGATCACAGAGGGCGTGCGCATATTTAGTTGTAATTATTTGGAATTTTGTCTGCCAGAATCGGCAGTTTTATCATTTGTAAGATTCTTCATCAAGAAGATTGTTGAATTTTTCAAGTGCCTTTATAGACACCTTATTGCTTGATTTCTCTGGCTTGATTGACACATCTAAGTGAGTATCAATGATATGTTTCAGTTCTCTTGCAAGGGTTATTTTGCCTTGCTGTATACCCTGTCTGTATGTCTTAGGCGGTTTGTACTGCCCTGTTACTTGCTTACCGGTTGATTGTCCACCAGCTGTAATATTGTACATCTGAAAACCTTTATCTGCAAAAGCTTTAATTGTTTCGATTTCTTTCTGGTCGAGCTCACTCTTTTTGCATGTTCTATATGCAAGTTTCCAACCAGTAGGATTGCTTTCACTGTAAAACTTATGCTTTTTAAGGCTTAATGCTATGTGGTCATATTCTGCTAAATGGCTCGCGCATCTCTCGCAAAGGTTGACTGCCTGTCCACAATACGCTCGGTTTATTCCGGCTTCGTCAGTTCGGTAAAACACGTATATGCCGCTAGAATATGGAATGCTTGGACATATCCTTTTTATTCGATTTTCTCGTTCTCGCTTCATTGCAAAAACTCTACTATAATCCACCCGGCATCACTCCTTTTCAATCTGGTCAATAAGTTTCTTGCACTCATCTTTGACATAAGCAAGTGAGTGAATTTTGCAATCTGGATTTTTGTTTAATTCTCGCCAGTAATCTCCCATTATTTTAAGCATTTTTTGAAGTCTGGTTCTTCCCCGAAATACTGTTCTGCTATCTCAATATCATAACCATCGAAACAATGAGCGCAGTCAAATCCAATCAACCATGTATCATCATCGTCACAATCGTGTAGAAATGGTTCTGAATAAGTAACTCCACCATGACAGTCAAGATAACCTAAATCATCAACACTTTTCTTTGCTAACTTATGGCTGTAAGGTATACCAACATATCCGCATCTGTATGCTCATGGCATAAACAGAACCACATATGGATAACCTTTGTATGTAGACTTTGTTTCTAAAACTGGTTTCATTTAATCACTCACATTCACTCTCGTATTCATCTTCGCCCTCATCATAGTAACCATTTTCCATGATTTCTTTGAATGCAGCTATTGCCTTTCTGAACCTGTCACGCAAAACCTGTTCTTTCTGTTCAAGATCATCAATAACCTTTTTTCTTTCTGCGATTTCTTCTAAAAGAGATTTATTCTCTTCTTCAAGATTGTATCTGGCAATGCGTTTCATGGTTGTTGGATCAAGTTTTACAAGTTCCTTTCCAGTAACGTAAAGAGTTGTTGGATTCATTATTGCCGGCGCATACGTTCTTGTCTCGCCATAAACCGATGTAGTTTCTATTTGTTCTGGCGGTTCAGTAATATCCTCAATAGATTCAACATCAAAGCACATCATTTTCTGATTGCTAAAATAAATAATCTGTCCTGTTTGTACCATTTCATCACTCCTAACTAAACGGAAATTCATCTTCCATACTGCCTAAATCTGGCACATCCATGAAACTAGGTTCCGGTGGTGGCACTGGTCGTGTGTCTGTTTCCTGCGTTTGCGGTGATTGGCTTTTTCTCTCTGCAAATTCATGTTCTGCAACAAGGCAATCATTTGAGTAAACTTTTTCACCATTTTTATTCGTATAGTTTCCAGTCTGCCATTCTCCACGTACATTTACTTTCGTGCCTTTTTTAAGATATTTCTCTGCGAATTCTGCATTTTTTCCAAGGCATACGCAAGTGATAAAGTCAGATTTTCTTTCTGTATTCTTTTTCACTCTTCTTTCGACAGCCAAAATATATCTTGCAATTTTGATGTCATTCGTTCCCATTCTGATATCTGGATCAGCAGTTAATCTTCCAGAAAGAATAACAATATTCACAATATCACCTCTCAATCTGAATATCACATCTGATAAGCGCGTGTTTGATTTTCTTTGTGTTCCATGTTACAACTTCTTCTTTCCCGATAACAAAGGAAATATCATCTTCTGTTACGTTGAATCCTTTTGTCTTGATATGCTCCATGATGATTTCTTTGATTTCATCTGTGCCGATTCCGATTGTGATTTCCAATGGTGTTACCTCCCCGGTTTGTAGACTGGCGGCATTGGTTGCCATGCAATGACTGGGTAATATGCAATTCCGTGTTTTTCTACCATGCCCCATCTTCCACCGCCTAAATATGTAAGGTTTGTTGGTAACTCGGCGTCTTTTATGGTAACGTTGTATTTTATCTTATCTTCTGGGCTTTCTCTCACATCTGGCTCTGGCGGTAACTTCACATCTGTTGGAATCCACATATCCGCAGGACTGTAGGAGCAAATCAGTTCTTCAACTTTCTTGATTGCATCATTCCAGCCTTTGTCGTACTTACATTCCTGTTCGGAAGGTTCTGGCTTTTTCAGTTTGTCAAGTGTTTTTAAGAAGATTTTCATTGATTAATCCTCCTTAACTTTCTCGACAGTTTCTTTTATTGCTTCTTTCACAGCCTTGGTTTTAATCATCTTATCTGCCAAGGCTTTTGCCGCTTCCTGTACGATCACGCTTTTATTTTTTTCTAGTATCTCAGAAATATGAGAATGTATCATCCTACACAACGGCTCATTGGTTTCTCTGCTACCATATAACTCTTTTTTATAAATAACTTCTTTGATTTCTTTGGTAATTTTTTCAACTACCCTGTCCTCAACATTTTTACGGATTTCCTTTGCAATTTCTTCCTCATTAACACCAATCGTTACTGGCACGCTGAATACGCTCATTAATTTTCTCCTTTCAAAACGGACATAAATCCAAGTTAACTTCCAGCCCAGGTCTGGCAATCTGGACGATCGCATCATCCCAAACCACCGCTTCTTTTATCTCTTTCAAAATTTGTTCCGGGTCAGCTGCTTCATTACTCAAATGCACCAATGTTACCGTCCGTAATGCTGCCGTATGGTTCGTATTTACCAAGCTTTTGCAAGTATCTAAGGAACAATGCCCTTTAAGCCTGTGCGTGTAATTTTCAGCTGTTTTGTCAACCAATTCTTTACAATAGTTGCATTCAATAACTAAGTGGTTCAGCCGCATTGCCTTGAAATTGTATCGGCAAAACTCAAAGTCGGTCATGTATAACAACTTTCCCATTTCTTCATGTTCCACGATATACCCATAATTGAAACAAGGAATAAGTTGTCTTGTGTCCTTATCTCTTGTGGTATGCGGCAAATAAAATGGTATTACCGTAAATGAACCAACCCGAAACGGTCTTTTTTCTGGAACGCCTTTCATCAGCTCACCAGTGATGATTTGCAGATGTTCTACAGTTTCATCGTTGGTGTAAATCTGGATTCCTAAATTCATTAGATTTTTAAATGATTCACGGTGATCACCGTGTTCATGCGTCAGAAGTACGCCGGAAACATCACTTGTTCTGTAATCAATAGATTTTAAAATGTCTTTGTATCTGCATCCGCAGTCCAGAAGAAGCATTTCTCCACTGTTCGATTTCAAAACATAGCAGTTTCCGGGTTGGCTCCCTGTGTTTACTACTCGCATAAGCATTTTCATCACCTCGCTTTCCGAATATTCCTTTAAATCAGTTTTCCTCATTCACAACAATACCGCCATGAATGATAACTCTCTTTCCGTCCGAATCATCAAAATAAACTTCATTCTCGGATTCGGAAACATCAAACTTTCCAGACCAGGACTTGATTTTACCACCGTTGTAATCGTAAACAGTTACGGTACGGTTCAGACCACCGTCAATATCACTAGACAGTGATTTTAATGATCTGCTACAGGAAGAACAACCACTAAACATTGTGATTGCTGTAACCCCTGTAATTAATACTGCCGTCTTAATACATTTCTTTTTCATCCTACATTTCATCCTGGCTCATAAATGATGGAATTTCTGTTTCAACTGGCTCTGCTGCCGGAACTGGTTCTTTCTCTGCTGTTTTTACGGTTTCGGCTACGGTTGACTGTTTTATCTTTTCTTCGATTACTTCTGTCTGTGGAATGAATTCTTCTGTATTTGCATTCTCACTAATTTTATAAGCAACGTCCTGTTCAATAATATCCTGTTTTGGAATATTCTCTGTGTTTTCGTCAGCTTCCTGTACAAAAACATCACCGTGGCTGTTGATGATCTGCTTTAATGCACGATTGATAACTGTTTTCTTTGCCATTTGATCGGTAAACTTCTGGTGTGTTCCATTGCCGTTTTCTTTGTAACCATATCCCTGTAACCAAGATTGTTTGATCTGCTTCATATTCATAACTTCCAGGTGTTTTGAGCCATCTTCCATCTGAACTACCGCATATGCGCCAAGAATTTTATCGTTATCAATATTCATAAAGTCCTGTTCATGGGAATCCAGTACCTTGTTTCCATCTTCAATGTGGTATTTGAACTCATCACCATCATAAATGACTTCCGCATGAATATCTTTCATACCGTATCTTCTTGCTATTGTAATGTTTCCGAAGTAAGACCTCTGGAACTGACACTGATTTCCGTAAGAAATAAAATATCCTTGCTTTTTCTGCACTGAAAGACCAAGTGTTGCCATGTTCATAAGACTGTTTGCAATGCTTGTGGATGTGCAAGATTCCAGAACTGGCTTATTATTTCTGTCTTTTGTTTCTTTCAGAATCAGATATGCCCCCATGAGCGCATTGCTGAGGTTGTAGTCTTTTGGGAACGAAAGACCGTATTCGCATTTTTTTTCAAGCTGCTTAACTAATCCATCAATGAATGAATTGTTGATTACGATTGCCGCCTGTTGTTCTCCTGCTGTTGCTAACTGTGTTTTACTTGCCATAATTATTCTCCTTTTCTTTTTTATATTTGCTAACACGCTGTTGCGTGCTTGCGTCGTTTCGCACCTGTGTTATTTGATATACCTCTCAAACCTCAATTTCCAATATTCAGTTTACATAGGTTCTTGTGAGTGAAATATTTTCCTCACATTCCAGGTGCAAAATCACCTGTGACTTGATTAAGCCAATTATTTCTGTTATTCTAATAATAAATATAGTTTGTTCTATATTTCATATGGAGCAGCCAGTCTGTCGCCAAACAAGTTACTGGCTGTTCCTTTCTTTTTTTAAAGCTCTTTCGCCGTCAAATCTCCGTCCGTCACTCTAAGCACAATCATCTGTCTGTCCAATAAAGGAAGTCGCTCGACATTTACGGATTCGCTATCGTCAATCCAAACCGGCAGATTCAGCCCATTCATTTCCTGTAACCCATTCAATAAATCAACCTCGCAAAGAATCTTGTCTGAATGATTCAATCCACTGTTGTAGTCGATTCCATTACAGATCATCTTGCAAGTTTCCACTGGATTTCCATCAATCGTGTAATCAAGGAAACTGAACTGGAAATGATGGAAAAATGGATTGATTTTCTCAGCCAGTGCCTTATTTTTCTGAATTGAGAAGTTAAGAACGGTATCAATGTTCTTTTCAATATCAGCTTGTACCTGTCCAAGGCTTTTCAGTTCCTCGTTCAGTTCGGCTACTCGCTTTTCTTTCTCCGTGACTGCTGCCTGTGCAATCTTAATGTCTGCATCCACATTGGAAATCTGTTTCATAACATTGCTGATCTGCATTCTCAATTCCTGTTTCTTTCCGGGAACATCATCAAATGATTTCAGTTTCTCTTCAAGCTCTGAAATTCTAGCTGTAACTGCAAGATATTCTTCATCATTTGTCATATCTACAGATTCTGGAAGCTCCGTAAATTTGGACTGTTCTTCCTCAATCTGCTTAGTAAGTTCAGAAACTTCATCCTGTGCCGCACTGATTTCCGACTGCAATTTGTTGATTTCCTCGTTAGTTTTCTTTAATTTTGCAGCGGAAGTATTTCCAAGGTCGCAGACATATTTAAGATTGTTCTGCTTCTCCAATTCAAAGGATTCTTTTACTTTCAACTGTGCTTCAATTCTAGCTTTCTTTTTTTCTTCAAAGGAAACTCTCAATTCTGCCACCTGTTCTTCTGGCAGTTCTTGTCCACAGGTAGGGCAAATGGTATCAGAATCATTGAATGTTTCGGCTTCAGTAGCTTTCAATTCAGAATCATCCCACTCCATTTCCTTGATTCTCGGATAGTCCTGTCTGGCTCTATCCAAGTCAGCTTTTTCCTGTTGTCCAGCTCTTATGTGGTTATCCAGTTCCATTCCAATAATACGAATGCTTGATTCCTTTTCTGATTTTTTTAACTTAAGTTCGGAAACTGTATCAGAAATGAATTTTTGTCTGGCTCTTAACCATTCATTCGCCTTGCTAACCAGACCATCCCTGGAAGATTTCAGTCCTCGGATTTCATATGAAAGGCTGTCATAGCCTTTTGCTGAATCTTCAAGAATCTGTTCCTGTTCTTCCAGTTTGGAAAGCTCCGCATTAAGCTCCTGTTTTTTGGATTCTAGGGAAGAAGTATCTTCTGCTTCAACGCTTCTATTGGTTTCATATGCAATCTCCGTGTTTTTGGCATCCACCTTTTTCTTCTGTGCATTCAGTTCCTTTCGGAGCTTCTTCAAGGTATCCTCTACGGAATGCCCCTTTGTGATTTCTTCCACATGAGCGTACTGTGGATTTTCTTCCATAAACTGAGCAATATCGAAACCGGACATCTTTTCCAATACCTTTCTGGATTCCGCTGTTGACTTCTGTAATGTGTCCAGAAATGGTTTTGGGTTACTGCACATCAGAAGCGTTGAAGGTTCTGCTATTGACTGGATGAACTCTGTATAATCCTTTGATTTAGCCGGGAATCCGTCAATTTCATAAGAAGTTTCATTTCCATCGAACACCTCTTCTGACTGTCCTCTTGGTTTTCTCCACTTCTGCTTTGTGATTTTGCGGATCACTTTTTCTTTCCCATCAATTGAAAGTGTAAGCTCTCTTACAACATCAACCTTTGGCACTTCCACGCCATTTTCTTTTCTGCGAATAGAAGTAGGTTCTGTACCATTCGCCATCTTACCTGTCAGAACATCCAAATATGCGTCCTGTAATGTTGATTTTCCTTCTCTGTTTCTGCCAGAAATCTCTGTTCTCGGAAACAAATCTACAGACTTACTCGGAAACTTCTTGTAATTCTCCAACGAAATCTTTTTCACTTCCACTTTCATGCTCGATTATCCTCCCTATTGATACCTCATATGCAGTTCTAAGCTCCACTTCATCACCAGATAATTTTTTATGATAAATCCGGCTCTGGATTCTTCCGATTATTTTTACGAAATCTCCAACCTTGAAATCAGCAGCTTCTCTGGCTTCTTTCAACCATGCTAAGCACGGAATATAATCTGTTCTTCGCAAGTCATATTCGTTGCACGCAATCATCAAATCACAGATTTCTTTTCCACTTGGTGTTCTTCGATAAACAGGCGGTTTGCAAAGATAACCTTCCAGAATGAATTTATTTTCATCGTCTACGCTTCCATCTCCACCCAATAATGTTTCTGCTTTAACTTCCAATATTAAATGTGATTTTCCATTTTCCTTTTTATTGTATGAAGTGTATTTTCCCTCAATATAGATGTGTTCTCCAATTTTCCAGTTTTCTTCCATTCTTTCTGGTATTGCCACTGGAAGCAAATCTACGTTTCCACTGGTACGCTTTGTTCCAACATAGAATCTTTTGAATTTATCTCCATCTTTGAAAAATACATCTGTCTGAATGTCCATTAACGTACCGTATAATTGAACTTTATTCTTATTATTCTTCATCCTCCAATTTCTCCATTTCTTTTACGGAAATCTCATATACACTTTCCGTTTCTTCCCCATTAACATAAACATCACGGCTCATTAACCTGCCAGTCACTTTAATGTAATCATTCCTTTTAACATCTACCGCCAGATCAGCACCTTTTCCCCATAAAGTGCAGCGAATAAAATCGGCTCTTTCTGAAAAATCTCTTGGAATTGCCACAAAAAGATTTGAAACTTTCCTGTGCGTTACTGGCGTAAGTTTTGCATATGGCTCTTCCGTGCAACTTCTGGCAATAAACTCTACTTCGTTTATATCACCATCCGGAACCTGTTCTTCCAGGATTTCCACTTCGTCTGCTGCGATATAATTAACATTGTGGTGCTTATTTGGATTTTTAGAAGTGTCCATGCTTCTGATTGCTCCTGTTACCACAATTTCTTTTCCGTTGTAATTGCTGTCACGTACAATGGAATCTTCTATGACTATTGGAAACATATCCACTGCACCGCTTCTGCGAATGACTGTCAGCATAAATTTGTAATAGTATCTTCCGTAATGTTCGTGGCTGAACACTATTTCCCCGGCTCTACCTGATAATCTTACTTTATTTAATCTTTTCATTTACTTTTCCTCCGTTCCTAATATAATAGGAAGAAACATTATTGAGAATAAGACGGTTGATACGAAGAACACCCCAATAACATCAAATGATGTAAGCATCCATGTAATTGAGAAGATTACTGTAAACATCCCTATCCCCACAAATATTTCTCCTATTGTCTTTACCACCTCTTTCATTTTGTCCTCACTTTCTTCTGGATGTGGTTACTGCAAGTGCAGTTGCCAGAATAGCGATAATTACATTTCTTGCCATCAGCTTTTCTTCCAGATCAGCAATGATTTCACTGGAAAGTGGCTGATTTTCGCCATTTTTTTGCATAAAAAGTCCTCCTGTTATATTTTTGTTTGTCAAATACAGGATGTTGTGTTATAATAATCCTGTATTTAACTAACTCATTCTTAGTTAGATACCGTCCTGGTTGGTGTGACCGCACCTTCCAGGGCAACTTAATCTACTTCTACAAATTTTCCGTCTTTCAACATATAGAAAGTATCTTCTTTAATGTTTTCTCCATCTACTTTTGCTGATTTAATATCTACAATATGATATTCATTATTAATTTCTTTCCACTCAGTCAGAACAATAAAACATCCGATTTTTCCCTTAGCTTTTGATTTAATTCCTGTAGCTAACGCAATGCTTTCTTTTCCTTCGACAATTGCCGCTGACCGATATCCGGTATT